CAAAACCATCGCTCAGGAAGTCAACCGGACTTTTAAAGAGCAAATCCGTGATTTCTACAAGTCTGGTGCTAAAGTTGAGAAAGAACTGACAATGTTTGCTGATGAAAGTCAGTATGCGGCTTACATGAAAGAAGCCTCAGCATTGACAGGCGGCGGTGCAGGTGTCGGTGGTCGTACAGCTTACGATCCAGTATTTGCTCCATTGCGTCTTGCTAACCCTATGCGTGGCGTGGCTCGTAGCGTTGCTACAGACGGTGCTACATATCAATTTCGTGCAAAAGTAGGCAACAGCGGAAGTAGCTGGGGATATGCAATCCAAAACAACGGTGCAGCAACAACTGAGAACACAAACATCTGGCAATTGACTTTGCAAGATTTGAACGTCCAGTTCCCAATCCGTACAGCCGCACTTGATGACATCGATGGTCTGGAAGCAAACGTGGTCAGCGACATGATGGCTGAGTTTAGCCAGTCAGAAGCATTGTCCATGATTCAGAACAACGATCAAGGCGCTACATCATTGCCCTATGGTGGTTCTAACGGTCTGCGTGGTTTGGATCAGTATGCAGGTGCTAACAGCACATACGCAGGTGGAACAATCTCTACCGCAGCCTTTGGCACAAGCGGCACAGGTTCAACATCTGGTTTGCATAGCTTGGCAACATACGACCAGTTGACATCTAACGTCAACACCGTAGGCGCAAATGCCATTACATACAAAGACGTTGTGAACTTTGTTTATGGCTTGCCACAACAGTATTGGACTGCATCTGCTTGTTTTGTTATCAACCCAATCTTGCTTCAGGCAATCCGTGGTTTGGTAGACACGCAGGGACGTCCTATCTATGTTGACGGTCTTGCCCGTACTGATGGCATCGTTGGTTCGTTGCTTGGCTTTGATGTTGTCGTTAACAAGTATTGTGACGCACCTTCACAGCCAACAACAGGCGCAGCGGGTACTACAAGTTATTACCCAATGTACTTTGGTGACTTCCAAAAAGCCTTTACTATCGTTGATCGCTTGAACATGATTCTGCGTAGATACGACCAGACATTGCCCGGCTTTATCACTTTTTACGGTGAGAAGCGTTTGGCAACCTCGGTTGTTGATCCTAATGCAATATTCGCTATCGCTCAACTGGCACAGCCGCCTAAGTAAGAAACGGGGAGGGGTAAAACTCTCCCCGATTACTAATAAATACTGGAATAAATATGAGCCTAATTCTCGAATCAATTAAGACAGCTCTGCTTGAAGGCAGCGCAACCGTTAACTTGAAAGAAGCATCCGCATTAACTGGGTCTGGTTCGGGTGTTGGCGGTCGAGTAATTTATGATGATGCTTTTGCGTCTAGGCGTGAACACAATCCGCTGCGTGATGGCTCAAGAATTATTGAAACAATTGGTTCAGACCAAGCGTTTGTTGTAAAAACTGGTAACGCTACGCTGATTCAAAACAGCACTAACAACCCTTGGGGCTATCCTGTAAACAACAATACGGGTTCACCAAACATCGCCACATCGTTCTGGCAACTCCCTGTGCGTTCACTTAATGCAGGTGTGCCAATCAGAACGGCGGTTATGTCTGATGTAAATATGCTTGAAGAAGCTATCGTTGATGATTTAATGCTTGAATTTGCAGAGCAAGAAGCCCTTGCGATGATGCTCAACAATGACCAAGCAGGAAGCACCACAGTTAACTACGGCGCAACTAGCGGAGTGCGTGGGCTAAATAGTTACCCCGGCAGCACAACAGCAGCAGCATTTGGCACTAGCGGTTCAGCGATTACAAACGGAAGACACACTATTCTACAAGTAGAGCACACGCATACAGCGGGTATTAACTACGATGACTTGGTAGAATTGCAAGCCGCATTGCCAAGCCAATATCTTTACAAAGATACAACCGCATGGATGATGCACCCCGCCACGATTGCCGATTTGCGTAAACTCAAACAATCAGGAAGCGCAAACTATTTCATTGAACTTGGTAGCGAAGATGGCGGCGCAGTTATATACATTTTTGGTCATCGTGTTATTCCTAACCCGTATATGAGTGTAAGCGGCGTTGGCGGCTATCCTGTCTACCTTGCTGAATGGTCGCAATTCTTTACGATTGCTGACAACGAGTTAATGAGCATCAAACGATTTGACCAAACACAGCCGGGCTTTATTTACCTGTTTGCTGAGAAGCGTGTTTGCTCGACTATTCGTGATGTGTTTGCGGGTGTGCGTCTGGTAGGTGTTTAAATTATGTCTGACACATTGGCAGGAAACCCATATTTAGGCACTAACCGCAATCCGTTCAATTATGAAAAAGTTGAGCAGATTAGCCGTGACATTGTTACGGAGTGGTTGACGCTTGAGGAAATTACTCAACAGCTAAACTTGTTTCAAGACGAAAGCCAAGACAGTTATTTAAGCAGTATTGAATTAGCGACCCGTATGGCTATCGAGGATTACCTTGGTATGTCCATATTCCCTGTGCAATATAAAACGTACTACGGCACGTTTAACGGCATGGGTGGCAGTCAGATAAGCCTAGACCTTCCAGAGGTGTCACAAGCCTTCCAAGGGCAGGCAGGCGTAACCATTAATTCCGTTCAATACTTTAACGGCGATACTGCGCCCGTATTAATTACGATGGCAGCATCAACCTATTACTACGACCCAACTGGTAACAAGGTTGTCGTTAACGGCTTGCCAAACACGGTAAGCAATTTTGTAACGAACCCGATTATGGTTACTTACACTTGCAACGCTAACCCTGTCGGTCAATATCCTGTTATTAAGCAAGCGGGATTAATGCTCTTAACGCACATTTACAACAATCGTAGCAACACAACGGAAGCCAAGTTAAATGACATTCCTTTTGGTGTAGCTCAATTGTTGAGAATGTACAAACCGCTCGTAATGTGAAGGCAGATTAAATGGCAATTGCCCGTTACGAAAACATAGATGTAAACAACGTCACCAACAGCATAAATGTCTATGGTGAACAGACTACATCTATATCTTTATGGTTTTCTACAAGGGCTAGGATTTCTGACGTTAACAACAACGTAAGAATTGCAGAGCGGTATCGTGTCTATAGTGATTTAGTTAATTTAACTTTAAACTACACGCCAAATACAAAGCAAATGGTTGACGAGCAAAATCTTTATTCAATCACTTGGCGTGGCTACGATTGGCGCATTATTGATTGCAGAGAATCTAACGACCGTATGAGCGTTATGTTTGTTTGCTACCGCAACGATCCGGACACGCCCGTATGAGCCAGAACAATCCCGCAGATTATGCCAAGGCTATCCAGTTTCAATTGGCTAGCATCGTTACGCCCGTACCTGTGTATGCAAACTTTAACCGCAACTATGCAACACAAGCTAAGTTTATTACTTGGAATTTGCGTAACGTACATCAGCCTGTATACACGGGAACGAATCAAAACAACAAAGGCATTGATAGACCGATATTTCAAATCTCGGTATTCACTCAATCTTTTGAAGATGCTATGAATTTAAGCAACACAATACTACAATCGCTTCATGGCTATAGTGGTCAATTTGGCGGCGTGAATGGCTTTTATATAAGCAAGGCTGACGTTGATTGGCTTTACAACACATACGACAACGAAATTGGGTTGCAGCAAGTAATTTTGGATTGCACCTTGGACATTCCAACATAAGACAGAACTCATTTAATTTTATTAAGGAACGATCATGGCTCTCCCAAACAAAGTGCTACCCGGCTTTAGTGCAGCACTCTACGCACAACCAACAGCTACACCCACACCGTTGACTACGGCTCAACTGTCTTTGGTTGCAAGCGTTGCACCAATCGCTGTGGTTGGCAACCTTGTCAACGTAGAGGCTGTTCCTGCATTCGGTCAAGATGATGCGATGGCTAACTTCAGCATTGCAGGCTCACGCCAATCGGACAAAATCCCAACACAGTCTGCACCAACTTCGTTGACAATCACAGCACCGTGGAATCCTGCGGATGCTCAATTGCTAATTATTCGTGGTGATGCTTACTCCGGTGTTGTAGACCGCACGTTTGTTATTAGTGCAACTGAAGGCACAAACATTGTTTATTACGCTTTCAACGGTCGTGTTAGTCAATTCCAAATCGATGCACAACCCGGCGCAGAAGCCAAGGCTGTGTTTACCATTCATCCCCGTGGCAACCAGTTCGGTTGGTCTAACAACGCTTAAGGTGTAATTATGGCTATCCCAAATAAAATCCTACCCGGCTTTGCTGCGTCACTCTGGATGCAATCAGGCGCTACACCTACAGCCCTATCAACTGCTAACCTTTCCGTATGGACTGCACAAGTTGCTACCATTGTCGGTACGGTAGCAAACGGTACAGGTGCGGCAGGTGTTCCCGTTAACGTGGAAGCTGTCCCTGCGTTTGGTCAAGATGACGCAATGGCTAACTTTTCAATTGCCGGAACAAGGCAATCGGATAAGATCCCAACGCAAGCAGCACCAACAAGCCTGACAATTACAGCGGCATGGAATCCATCGGACGCAGGTTTACTTTTGATTCGTGGTGATGCTTACTCAGGCGTGATTGATCGTACATTCGTTATTGCTGCGGTCGATGGTGCTAATACTATTGCTTACGCTTTCAATGGTCGAGTGAGTCAGTTTCAAATTGACGCACAGCCCGGTGCTGAAGCTAAATGTGTCTTTACTGTACACCCACGGGGCAATCAATACGGTTGGAGCAACAACACATGACCTTAAAAGCCGCAATCAAAGCATTGTCATCTACATATCAATCGTTGGACATTGTGGCTCAAGGTTGTGTTGTGGATGCCGCAGAAGTGGATGCTGCGCTAAAGGCAGCAGAGCCAGATACTGTAGAGGCGGTTTGTTTGCAAGTGTTAGCAAAGCATAATCCGTTTGTTCCGCAACCAAAGACAAAATAAAACATGACAACGACAATACAAAACAGCAATGAACTTCTGGCTTACCTGCTTCAGCAATCCAATAGCGGCATGAAAAATTGGTTCGGGTTTACGCAACAGCGTATTACCGGAATCAATCTTGCCCATGAGATAGCTGCACGTCACGCAGACAAAATGACACCAGACGAAATAACCGACTACGTTATCAGTCTTAACAATTCCATTTATCACAAGCTAATAAAGGGTGATGGAAATGGCAACAGCCTTTAAAGTTGAGTTTGAAGGCGCAAGAGAATTAAAAGATTTGTTTCAGCAAATTGAAAAAGACTTTGGCGAAAAAGACGCACAAAATATATTGCGTAATGCTGTAAGAAAATCTATGAAACCCGTATTAGAAACCGCAAGAGTACTAGCGCCCAAAGATACTGGCGGTTTAGCTGCAAGCCTACAGGTTGAAACACGCAAGCCAAGCAATAAAGACAAGCGTTCTAAATACATTTATTCCGGCGATATTGTTATCGGTGCTGTTACTACGGCATCAGGCAATAAATTAGCCAAACGTAAATTTACAAATTTACAGACAGGCGAGAAACAACAGGGCATTGCAAGCGATGCAAGGGCTACAGCTATGGAATTTGGCACAGCTAAAACACCCGGCAAAGCATACTTAAGACCCGCATTAGAAAGTAGCGCAGCAAGCGTAACAGGGAGTTTAAGTGAGTCACTTAAATTTAGTT